TTCTGAGAACTGCGTTGGTGTTTATTTCAAAGACAGTTTCTTCGATTGTTCCCGAAGCGAACTCTGGTGCTGAACCATCTGAGGGGAGGTTTACTACCACTCCCAAAACTGAGTCATAACACTTGATTCCGTCCTTATCTATAAGAACTCCATCCGCACCCGAACCCACTGCTTCGGCTGTGCGTATATTAGGCGTTCCTGAGCCACTGTAATAGAGCCCGTCATCATCAATCACCCAGCCACCAATCAATCCAGAACTTGCGTAAATTGAACCTCTAATAGTGGCACTGTTGGCTTCTAGGTTTCCAACATTGTCAAACTTCCATCCGTTCACTCCTGTCAGAAAGTTGTCGCTCTGTAAATATCCCTGTACCACATTGAAGTTTCCAGTCAGTTCTCCTGATTGAATCGTGTTGGCAGAAACTCCATCTGAAAAGACGTTGGAGATTACAGCGTCATCATCTTCCATCTGCTCGAATAAGGATGCCTTAAAAAGCAGTCTACTATACCCCAAGTCGTCCAAAGTGTATTTAGTTGGCATTTTCAGTAATGTTTAATGCGCCCTCTGGAATCTCAAATCCTAATATCTTCGCTTGTCCTGTGCTGGTTACTCCAGTTATTTTGAAGTTAAACCAGTGTCCATGGGCTTTAAATTCGTTAATGTTTTCCACGTCACTTGTGATGTTTCTAATTGACTTCCAATCAACGTCTCGGTCTGAGTCTGCTCTATAAAAGACCTGTCCAGTTCTGATGTTAGACGTAAAGAAGTTCATTGTGTCAATCTCTTTCAGCCTTCCTCTCATTCCCATATCTATTTCTTGGGTTTCTAATGAGTAGGTTATCGGTTGAGTCGTCGAACCATAGTCTGTGTTTCCTGTGTTTAGTTGGATTGCTTGTCCGTCCTTGTCTCCTGCTACGATAACCTTTTCTGATGAGCTGATATACCAAGTGAAAACAGTGAAGTCGTGGTAATAGGACCAAGTGTCCCAGGTCTGGGAGTCTATATTGTATCTGAATAAAATGTTCGTGTAGGCGTTGTCTCCTAAAGTAATGTCTCCTACATAGAAATAGGCGTAGGTTTCATCACAATAAGATGCGATGTTATCGATGTTTGCTGCTGGTATTGCATCCCACAAGTCTTGAATAGGCTTGGAGATCTTCTTGGGATAGCCTCCGTTGGTTGCCCATACTCCATCTTGGTTGGCAAAGAAAACGAGGCTTCTTCCCCTGCACACTGCCTCTTGAGTTGGTGCTCCCACGTTTACCAAATCTTCTGGATAAGTTGAGCTTCCGTCCCATCGTTTCATTGAACGTTCCTTGAACACTAATAGATAACCAGGCACTTTCTCTAGGGCTGTGATGGCTCCCCCACCATCTTCTTGTTCAATCTCAATCGTTCCGTTACCTGTTCCCCAACTGACTGTGCGAGCGTCTGGGTCTGCTATTCCTGAATAATACAAGACATTTGGTGAGGTTGTGACTCCTGCTGTATAAACTCGGTCCTTCCACTCCAACACAACCTTTCCAAGTGGCATACTATCTTCATCAAACACTCCTCCAGTTGTAACCCATGCGCTTCCATTATAACTCTTAGCTGCGTCTGTTCCGTTCACTCTAACTACCGAATCAAGAAAGGTGCAAAAGCGTGTCTTGAGATTCTTAGTGTCGTCTTCTAAAGACTTACTTCCATCACTCATGTCATAGATGTGGTTATTGCTTCCGTCAGAAAACACACCAAATAAGATGTGATTTGTTCCTACTGTGTCTCGGAAGTAATGCAGTCCATAACATGTTGCATCATTAACTGCCTGTGCTCCAATAAGACCAGTTCCCTTGCGTGACACTAAAGAACCAAGCTCTTTGTCAGAGTCCAGATTGAGACCAAGCTTGAAGGAGTTTGCTGGACATACTGAATTTTGCACAGTTCTGATTGTTCCTCTTGCAAAGTCTCGAAATACGATTGGTTTAGTTGATTTCATTCTTTGTCAAAGTCAGTATTTAAGCTGTCTCTATATGTGATTCCATTAATGAACGGCTTGAGTTTCATTTTCTGACCAGAAGACTCTCTTCTCACTGCGTCAGTTAAGATGGTGTTGAACATCATCCAATCTCCATCCTTATGGTCAGGAGTTCCATTTCTTTCTGTGATGTTGCGAATCTGCCACTTCAGCCAGTGCTTAATCATGTCAAATCGTGCCTGTGTGAGCAGGTCTCCATCTGAATCCACCTCTACAATCTCGGTATAATAATCCATGTAAATCGTATCTCCTGCATAATCAGAGTGAGTCTTTGGTGTGATATAAACACTTCCATCATAAACTGTAAAGTATGCTGGTGTTCCACTCGAAGTGTCTCTGTCTAAATCATCAAATTCCAGCTTGTCCAGATAGTTCAGGTTGTCTTGGTCTGTCAGCCAAATCTGTGTGAGTGAGCGGTTGGAATTGGGGTCATAATAATCATCTGGAAGTGTCCATGTATAATCATCTTCTACTAATGCGTCATCCAGTTCATAGTTGAATGTCTGAACATCTGACCATCTTTTAAGCTTACCTCTGACATATCTAAGACATGCGTTAATCTCATTGGTCATCATTTCATAAGTCAACACGTCTGAAAACTTCTTGGCAGTTTCTGTCATTGCCATGTTGATAACATACCCAACTGTGTTGTCAGCAAACCCACCATAAGGGATTGCATCTGAATACTCAGAATAGTTGGTTGTGATTGAGTTGTAGAAACGCGTGTAATAGAAGCCAGATGAATAAGTGGTATCTGTATACATTGTATCATTGCTCTCTTCGTCCACATCATTTGTTTTAAGCAGGGTTTTCGCTGCTGCTTCTGTTGTAGCGTGATAAAACTGTACTTGGTCATAAGGTATCACATAAACCCTTACATCTTTGGGATGTGACTTTACTAGTGCGGAAGCAAGTGTAATTGTTGTTCCGCTTGGGTCTGTGGAGGCATGAGTTTTTACTATCTCAGTTCCCTCCTGGTTAAGCTCTCCAATTAATAGAATGTTGTCTACTGCGATGTTGGAGATTGAATAAACACTTATTGTGCTGTCGGCTGCTGTTGCGCTAGAACTTAAACTTGAGTGATGTGCTTCACCCAAAAGTTCTGCGTTTGATGTAATGATTGTCTTTGCCATGTTAGTTAGTAATAAATTTTATTGCGAGGTGTTATTTTTTTAATTATTCCATGGGGTGTAATGAAAGTTGATACCTTCGGTGTGGGGCTTGGTGAAACTGATGGAGATTCACTAGGTGAAATGCTTGGTGAGGTGCTAGTCACAATACTCGGAGAAACGCTAGGACTCAATGATAGACTGACACTTGGAGATACACTTGGAGAAATACTTAGTGATATAGATGGGCTTACTGAAGGCGAGATTGATGGTGATATGCTAGGAGAAAGCGAGGGACTAGTAGATGGAGAGAGTGACTGAGAAGGAGAAGTTGATGGACTGATACTAGGTGAAAATGAGGGAGATAATGAGGGAGATAAACTGGAGCTGATACTTGGTGATTTTGAAGGGCTGATTGACGGTGAGAGACTCGCACTCGGTGAAACACTAGATGAAATACTAGGGCTAATAGAGGGCGACTCTGAAGGAGAAAATGAAGGGGAAAGGCTAGGACTCAGGCTAGGTGATATGGAAGGTGATAAGCTAGAAGATGGTGAAACCGAAGAACTGATTGATGGAGAAAAAGATGGAGATAAGCTCGGTGATTTACTTGGTGAAATAGAAATACTAAAACTTGGACTTACAGAAGGGCTAAGACTTGAACTCGGGGATGTGCTAGGAGAAATGCTAGGAGAGAAACTGAGGCTAAGGGATGGAGATAATGATGGTGAAATAGAGGGACTAAAACTTGGACTTAAACTGGGAGACAAGGAAGAGCTAGGACTGACTGACGGAGATAATGATAAACTAATAGACGGGCTAAGGCTAGGTGAGAGTGAGGGGCTTAGAGAAGGACTAAAGCTTGGGCTTAAACTGGGAGAAATTGATATTGAAAAACTTGGGGATAGGCTGGATGAAGGTGATACAGAAGGGCTTATTGAAATACTTACGCTGGAGGAAAAAGATGGGGAAATACTT